TAGTAATATCGTCTATTTCGCCCTCAGAAACTATTATTGCCATATAAAGAAACTCGTTGGTTGTGCCTGATGTTTCTACAAAAACCACATTTCCGCCAACTTTTCTTGTGCCGTAAACTATTGGTATGTGTGCATTTGCACTAACTTTATTTACTAAAACACCTCTAGCATTTGCATCAGGTTGATTACCACCAAAATCAGGTATTTCAGGAATAGGATTAATCCAGCTTATAACATCAACGACAAGATCAACAACAAAATCTATAACATCAGTTACAACATCTATTGCATCTTCTATAATTTCTCCTGGATCACACATCTGAGTACCTCCATAAACCGCCCATTTTTTCAAAGCCATATCTATCTAATAATTTATCTGCTAATAATTTTGTAGATATTGTTAAATGTATATGCCTACCTTTTGCCTGATTTTTAATTATATCCATAGTTTGATTAAATAAATTTAATGATCGATATTCTTTTAATATATAAATTACTTGAACTGTTAATAGTTGCTCTTTAGACCATAAATATTCGTTCATCATAAAAATTGTAATTCCAACTATTTTATTTTTGTCTAAATCTTTTATTAAAATTATTTTACCTTTTTGTAAAAACATCATTAAAGTTTGTTTCATCTTTGCTCTATGTATATGCGGATAATCTAATGCTGGTGCTTCTTTTTCAAACTCATGTAATATTTCAAATATTTCGTCCATATTTTTATTTGATGCCTCGTAAAAATGAAAACTAGTCATTAATCTCTACCCCATTTAATATCTCTTACAGACAAAGCCGCAAACTCCATTCCTTTGTCTCCACTAAAAAATCTTTGTTGTGAATTGTCTGTTGTAACTCTACCGCTTGTTTTTTGAAAGTTTCCCCAATGTGAAGTCAAATTTAAAACTAGATTAGCTGTATCTGTATTGTCTGAGATTCTATATTCATCAATCGTACCAAAAAATAATAAAAATGGGTCAGAAATAAGAGCATTGTTTGTATCTAAAAAACCTCTGTAAATATAAACCTCTTGATTAATTATGTTTTCTGATAAAGCTATTGATATATATGTTTGATCGACTCCAGAAAGTGTTAGCTGTAAACTATTTTTTGTAGGTTTGTTGGTCTCATTTACGCCAGAAATGTTTTTTAAATGACCATTTGTAAGATAAGTCCTTGATGAGCCAGATACACTTGATGTTATATTAAATGGTGCATTAGTTAAATATACTGGTGTACTAAACTCTATTTCTACTAATAATACTGGGTCAATGACCCCTGTTGCTAATTCTGTTTTTACCGAATTCGATAATCCTCTTGCCATTATAAACTCTCAATAACATCAAATTCAAAATTAAAAAGTAAGTTACCATCTTTGTCGTTTGCATTTGTTTTAAACTCTTGAATATCGCTTACTAAATGAACTGATGTCGGTATAGATTTGTAAGTAACAGAACTGTTATCTGCTAAAGCAGTTCTTAAAGGTGGTTCTATAGTAACAGTTGCCGCATTACTAGAAGATGTAACATCTGCAACTACCATGTATAATTTATCGTGAGCAAATTTTAGTAGGTCTCCCGCTTTAAGACGACCAGCACCATCAGAGGCAAAAGCATCAATAGCTATTGTTGTATCTCCAGCAGAGTGCGAACCATTTACTAATAAAGTCCCTGTTTCGTTACCCTGACTATCAAATGTTGTTGGTAAAGTAATTGTAAAATCTTCTTTTCGACTTCTTTGTTTCACTATAAAAGCCATGATAGGGGCAAAATCTGATCTAGTTAATGGTGGATATGAAACTGTAAAACTAAATCTTTGTCCTTGTACTTGTCTCCTAAATGTTTTTCCGCTGTCAGTTTCACTAAATAAAGTTTTTTGATTCGATTTAAAATTAATTGCGTTGAACTGTGTATTAGGTAAAGAACCACTCATATTAATGCCTCCTTACCTTTTTCATTTACAGCAGTGTTTATCATACTAACAATTACTCCTCTACTGTTTACCAATAATTCATTAAACCCTCTAGCATCAACAGTATTTATATTAAAATTAACTGTAACTGGTCTGCTCATTCCAAGTTGATTATTTGGAACAATAGTTCCAGCTTGGTCAGGCACAAATAACTCTGCACCTTTTTCTCCGACAATTGATGGTTGCCCTACTGGCGGTCTTCCACCTCTTTCAAAACCTTTGATTTTGTTTACCATTCCCATACCAAAAGCTATTGCACCTCCAACAGCCGCAATATTAAAAGGGAAAGGAATTGATGCGAAAGTTCTTAATGCACCCTCATAAACACTAATTAACGCTTTTTTTATTGCGTCCATTTTAAACATAGCCATAGCTTTATTGACTGCCGCTTGTACTGCTTTTCCTATTAGTGCCTCAATAATTGCTCTTTTAACTACATCAGCAAACTTTTTCATATTAAGTTCGCCTGTAACTACAAAATCAGTCAATGTTTGTTTTAATGAATCAAATGCAGTTTTTCCAGCTTTAACAAATCCATCTATAGTATCTTTGTTCATAGCCTCCATAAATCCCTCTTTAAATTTACCAAAACTTTCTGTGAGAAAACCTACTGATTCTGCTTGTTCATCTAGTCCAAATGTAATTTCTTGCAAAGGAACTGACATCAATGCCTCTCTTATGCTTTCAATCATTCCCTCTAATCTTACAAATTCAGCAGTATCCTCTCCAACCTCAATTTGCATTTTTTTCAAAGCATCTATTGTTCTATGAGCCTCGTCTTGCATTCTTCTAAATGCACTATTTTCAGTAAAATCTTTTTCCTCTAAAAGTCCTATCTGGTCATTAAGTATTTCAACCTCTAGTGCTAAATCTTCAAGTGTTTTTGGTGCTTTCAAACTTTCAAAAAGTTTGTCTAACATTCCTGTGTAATCTGCCAAAAGAACAGCACCAGCGGCTAATAAACCAGCAAGATTTTTCATAGACATTTTTGTAAAAGACAACATGGCTATAGACGCTTTTTTTATGGCTATGGATAATGAAATAAATGCTTTTGTCATTCCAAAGACTAAAACAGCAATTCCAGCTTTTTTTAATATTTCAATATTGTCAGCTAAAACTCTAACTGCATCGGCGGCTATTGTAACAGCAGTTCCAAGACCCTTACCTATTGAATCTGCTATATCTAAGATCAATCCCTCGTTAGCGGCTAATGCCTCATCTAATGAGCCAAATTCTTTTTTAAGTGCAACAAAAAATTTCTCTGCAACTGTTTTTTGAAAATTAAAGAACTTATCTCCGATCATTGATAAAGTTCCCTCTAAAGTATTTGCAAGATCATCAGTAGCACCAGCAAACTCTCCATCTTTACCAAATACTCTAAACAAAGCCTCTCTTGTTTGTTCAACTGAAACTGTTGCACCAGCACTAAATCCTAACATAGATTTGACACCTTTTTCTCTAAATAAATCAGCACTTGAAATACCAGCAGATAATGACCTTTGTATTTGCTCTGCCGTTGTTCTAAAATCTAATCCTGTAACTGCCGCAACATTACCAGTAAGTTCTAATACTTTTGAAAGTTCGTTTGCATCTTTACTAACAACAGCAAGAACACCAGCACCCGATTGAATTTCTCCAAGAGAGAAAGGTACTTTACTAGCAAACTTAGCCATAGCGTCAAAGGCTCTTGAACCCTCTTCAACACTCCCAAATAAAAATTTTAATCTGACTTGAAGTGATTCGACTGATTTACCTACATCAACAAAACCTTTTATAGCAACACCAGCACCTAAACCAATTAGTGCATTTTTTAAATTTAATACTGAACTTTTTACACCATCAACCCCTTTAGTTGCGGATTGCATCGCTTGTCTTGTTTTGTCTTTTGCGACTAGATCAATATTTACTTTTTTTGTTGCCATCTATTTTTTCATTCTTGCAATACGTTCTTGCCTTTCTTTTTCTTCTCTTTGAAGATCAAAATATGCAAGCCACATATTAAACTCATCAACTGGCATTTGCAAGATTTCAGATGCAGTCTTACTTAGTTTTTCAGCTAAGGCAAATATATTGTGTAGTTCTGGATTATTTTTTAGTTTTTTTTAGTGTCGTTTATATCCACATTTTGAGTTCCCATAATTTTACTGGCAACGTCAGCTATTATGTTTGTATCTGCTTTTGTTTTAAAACTTAGAATGTGAGTAGCGTTAAACATTTTTTCTCCGTCTTTGTTACACGCTTTTTCTATTATGACATCAATTAAAACATTAAGATCAGT